GTCCCAGATCCGGCGAAGTTGAACGAATTCGGATCAATCTTTAGGTATTCAGTGGAAGTCCCGATTGCCTTTGTGTATCCAGACTCGACGGTGAAATCTCCGATGGCAACTGCGCTCTGGTCTAGCCCGTCGTCGATCGCATAGGCGGAGGATGCCGGGATTCTCACGTCGTCTGTGGCGATCGGTACGGCCGTGTAAGTGATGTACTGGCTGTCCTTGGTGTCTGGGTCGGAACCGTCTGACAATCGCACGTACAGCGTATTGAAGCCTAGCGTGTCATTGTCTCCGTAGTCCCATTGCCCAGCGGTCAAACTGCCGACCGTTCCCTCGGTCGCATCGCTGCCAGCTATTTGTACTTTCCCTGGCGTCTCTTGCGACGGATCGCCACCACCTACCAATTCCAGGTAGTATTCGTTGGTTCCGCTGCCGCTTGCCGTCCACTTGAGTGCCGCGGTTCTTCGGTCGATCGGCTTCCAGTTGTTTGCCGTTTCCCAGTCCCCCGTCGCACCCGTCGCGCCGCCTACCCAAATTTTCGTAGTCATTTTCTTTCGCTCCTATGTGACGATGCCGGCAAAAATCGGCAACGTGGAAAAATCTGCTGTTTCATAATATCCCCATCTGCCAATCGCCGGATCACGGATGAACACGTCGCCACCGGCAGAAGTAAATGGGATTGCCGGTTGGCCGTCGCCGTCGAATAACGGTGGTATTGAATAAGGAGTCCCGTCTTGATCGACCAACCGGCGAGTGTACGGGTTGCCTCCTGGCCGTTGCTCGTTCGGATCGTACGTGCCGCCCTTACCGTCAGGGTCGCCTTCCCAAGCCCTCGCGTCAAATCCGCGATCGGGTATTCTGAATGTCCAGTCTTCGTCCCTGTCTTCGTAGATGTCAACGTATACCGAAACTTCTAAATGGTCGATTCCGTTTGTGGTCCGCATTGAAACGGATAGATCGCGGGTCTTAGCCTGGTACTTTCCAGCAGACTGGCTAAGATTCCGCCACGAAAACCGGCAAGCCGCATTGTTGATGAGGTTGTTTTTGATTACGTCAGCGTCAAGCCAAGCGAGGTTTCGCGTGATCTGGATTACTCGCCTGGAATGGTCAGCTTCTGCCGGAGGATCGAAAGGAACGAACGCTGAATTGACAACGGGCGTCAACTTGTCTTTCGGCATCGAGTCGTGACTCTTACCCGTGTAACCTCCGAGGTAATAAGCCCTATCCATCGGCCTACTGTATTGCACGGTTGAAAGGTGCATTTCTGGCCGGAAGTCAAGCGGGTTGTCGGTCGGGTTTCCGTTGTTGTCTAGGTTGCTTTCGTCGTCATCTGGTACGCCGTAATGCAACGAAGCAATCCAAACGTCCGTTGTCCCTAGTTCCCTGTTTACGTCGATCCGCTTTAGAAATGCCTGGCTGTATGAATCGTTCGCGTATTCGTATGGTGTCCCAAGCGCCGCGATGGCTGACTCAACATAGGCGATTGCCTTCTGTGACTGATCGTTTGCATCGTTCGTCACTAGTCGCCAAACGGCGGTATACTCGGGCTTGTAATCTGAGTACCCGCCGGTTGCGCCGTTCCAATGTTTTGCGTTGCTAATGAATGTCACGTCAGATCCTATTTTGCACTACGGTTACGGCCCCGCCTCGTTGCGTTGCCGTCCGAATGTCTGCTAGGTATTGCGTCTGCTTTCTGGATTCGGCCAGTTGGTTGCGTGCCGTTACTGCTTGATCTCTGGCGACACTCGCACCGGCCATTAACGCCGAGAATCCGCCAGTTGATCTAACGTCTACCGCTGCCACACCGCCTCCGAACTTTAGGCTTTTGACTTCGGCTATCACCTGCTCTAAATCTTCCGTTGCGGCATTTGCTTCTGCAGCCGTCGTGCCATTGATCGACTCAACTGCTGCTGCTAATGCTCCAATGCCTGCACTAGCCGCTTCGCTTTCTGCTTTCATTCTGTCGAGGAATGATGCTGCCCAATCGCCTTCGGCTGCATCACGTGACATTTTCATTCTCTCGTCAGCCGCCTCACGAACGGCCTTGGAAATTTCTCTGAATAGATGCAGTTCTGATTCAATCTCTTCAATGTTCCCAAGTAACCATTCGCTTGGATTCAGCTTTTTGACTGACAGCATGACTTGGTACAGATCAACAACCGTAGCGTAAACTTCCGCTGCCGCCGATTGTGCCTCATACCAACTAACAACCATCCACTGAGATGTCTTAATAACGCCGGCAATAGCAGCCTTCGTATATTCAAACGCTACCTGCATCTTCTCTGCGGATACCTTGCCGTCTTCACCAATTAGCTCAATGCCTCTCAGGAATTGCTCTAGTTGGTCAATGCCGTCGATAATGATTGGTATCAGCTTGGTGCCGTACTCTTGAGCGATTGCAGCAAACGTATCCTTGAGCGTTGACCATCGACCGGATAGCGTCTTAGACTGCGCCTCCATCATTCCGCCGAACTTGCCACCCTCGGATGTCAAGTCTGTAAATGCCTGCTCAAGTTGCTCAAATCCAACTTTGCCGGAAGATACTAAATCACGAACTTCCGCCTCGGTCACGCCAAACTGTTTCGCGAGTTCCGTGATTATCGGAATTCCGCGGCCTGTTAGCTGGTTGATATCCTCCATGAACAGCCGGCCTTGCACCTTGGCCTTGCCGTAGATTTCGGCAATCTCGCCAATTGGCGCACCTATGCCAGAAGACACGTCACCGACTTTGCGCAACGTCGGTATCAGATCCTCTTGTGCCACCTGGAAAGCAAGTAGCATCTTCGTTGCGTCTCGCAGCTCCGGCAATTGGAATGGCGTGGCTGCTGCAAAGTCTCGCACATCTGACAACGCCTGCTTGGCCTTTGAAGCAGACCCAAGCATCGTCGTGAAAGCCACTTCCGCTTGCTGATTCTCGGCTGCAAGTGACACACCCCAACCGGCAAATGCAACGGTTGCGGCTGCGAGACTGGCAGCGATTGCCGCCGCGGCCTTGGCTGCCATAACTCCGATCTTGGCGAACACACTGCCAACAGCCATTCCCATGCTTGATACGTTGGATTTGAATCCAGTAACGGTCCCGGCGGCCTTGTCGAAGTCCTTAGACAGGCTGGCAGTATTCGCGCCCAGCTTGATATTTAGATCAGCTATTGTTCGCTTTGCCATTGCGTCTGTCCCGTTCCCATTCCGCCCAGCGTCTTGTGTGGTCTTCTATCGCTTGCTGTCTCGCCGCAAAATCAATCGTTTCCTCTTGCTCATTCTCCCAATATGGGAATTGTAGATTCGGTAGCTCGGCATCATCTGGTAGACATTCCGCCTTATTATATGCGATGCCGGCCGCCTGTCTCAGGTCTGCTCTAAGTTCTCCCCACGGCTCAACCTCAAAATAAGCCTGCCACAGCCGAAACTCGTCAACCGTCAACCTCTGGCATAATTCCCGCGGTCCAGAAATCCCAAGTGCCAACGATAGACGGCAAGCAAACAACAAATCCGGATTGCACTCTAGTTGCTTTTTTTTTCCTCTACCTCGCCGCCGGAATCACCGAGCCCGTTTAGGTCGATTGCCACCTGTGCAAGTTCCGCGACTGCTGCTATCTCACCGTCTAGCCACTCTCTCGCCGAAGGATCGGCAAACATCAAGCGGCCTTCATCGTCGAGGATCGAGGTTGCCAGTAGTTCCGTGCAGAACTCGTATTGCGCGTCTTTGTCATCCGGCGACTTCTGCACATCACTGGCAAGCGTAGCAATCCGCATCTTCTCGGATCGACTCAATCGAGCAACGCGAACGGTCAGACCGTCCCATGCCTTCACCGACACGTCACGATGCAATGGCCTGGCTGCCATCAACTCGGCAAGTGTTGCCACGATTAAAACTCCTGGAATGTGATGACTTGCTTGGCGATGTCGGCAAGCTGGGAATCGGTAAAGGTTGCGATCTGCTGCAATCCCTTGACGCCTGGGAATACAAGCCGGTTGCGTTCATCGACTAAGCAGCGTTGGATCATCTGTTGCAACTCGGTACGCTTTCGACCAGCAACGTAGATGCACGCCGGATCAATTCCAACCGCCTTGAACTTGGCCAACTGAACGAAAATCTGCTCGGGCTGCATCCGGCGAATCCGTACACGCAAACCTCCCGGAAGCCGAATCTTGCCGGAAAATTTAGGCCTGTCGTCAATCACGACTTCCGGCTGTACGTCAGCCAGCGATTCTTCTTTTTGCTTGGCCATCGTTATACCGTTGGGTCAATGATTGCTTCGATTTCCAACTCTGCATCATCGCTGTTTGTCTCTGTCACGTACAGCGCCGTAATGTCACCGGAAAATGGGCATGTCAACGTGTTTGTTTTTGCCCAGTAGATCGGCTCGCCAGCAACAAGCGTGATCGTCTCTTGCGGAGTAGTGCCGTCGTTTGTCTCAACAGTCAACGCCTTGTCGCTCTTCATGTAGAGCGATTGAAGTTGAGACACGTCGCAAGCGAATGCAACCAGTAAATCGGTCGAGTCTCCTGGTATCGTCTCGGAAACCGTTATGTTTGTGCCGGCTGTTTTCGTGATCGTCCCCCGACGAGTCACACCGCCGATGGTCACGGAAATAGTGGTTACTGCTGATACGGTCATTGCCGTGGTTCCTTATCAGGTACGGGTGATGTCGGAAGTCCGAAGGAAAGAAACCGTCCGCTTGTACGTCCCGCCAGGCGAAAGCGTCTCCGGTGTCAGACCGACAACCTTGACGTTGAATTCATCGGTCACTGGGGTCGCGTGCGGCGTCACGATCTGGACTGCAAAATCGGTCTTGGCACCGAAGGCGGTGTCAATCAATTCGTGGTTTGTGTCGCCAGGGTGCCAGAACTGAACCACGTCGAACTTGCTTGCCATCTCGATCCCGACAATCGGCACCTCAAAATCGTCTCCAAGTTCTCGGCCTTCGATCTCTTCCCGTACACGCGGAGGTGGTGTCACGTCCGTTGTTACGGTCAGGGTATCAAAAGATGAATTGCCATCCGGGTCGATCTTAAACAGCGTCCCGTGTGCAGCTTGTTTTGTTGCCATTTGTCTAGCTCCTATGCGGGACTGTAGCCCGTAACCTCAACTTGAAACGCTGCGTAGTGCAGCCCCAATTCGTCGTCAAACACACCACGGGGAATGTAGTCATCCTCGTGATCGAAGATCCGTAATAGCTGAACAGATCCGGTCCCCATCGCGCCTTTGTGCTTGTGGTGGCTCGCTACCTCTTCGGCACAATCAAGCACACCGCCTAACGATCTACCGATTACCTCCAAGTCAAAGAACTCACGGAATGGAAGCGATCCAGTAGAGTCGTCAAGTGCGTCTTCGTCCTCGGTCCCTGATCTGCCAAACCAGATGTATAGACCGCCGTATCCCTCAGGCACATGGTTTTGATGTATTCGTGTTGCTCCAACCGCAGTCGATATTGCCGAATCGGTTAGCAGGTACGCTCGAAGATCAACGCCTAGCTGGCTCATGCCGTCGCCCCCATAGCGATCTTGGCAGCTTCCTTGTCAACCTCGGTTGCCATCTTGTCTTGAAATGCACGGATAGCAGCCCGCTCCGCTTGTCTCGCTGCCTTGCGTACTGGATGCCGGCCCTTGACTCCTGGGTGCTTAATGTTGCTCGCCATCACGACTTGCCCGCCAGGTGTGCGGATTGCAACTGGCCCAGGTATCACATGAGGCTTGATGTCTTCCTCGATAAAATGGATTGGTACAACGTCCCCACGTCCACTAATGCCGCCGCGTCCTTTTTTTGCCTTCTTCGTTTGCAGCCTGCTTTTGCCTTTCTGCTGGCCGATGATGGAAAGCGTTACCACTCCCTGTTGATACGTCACTACCTTTTGGGTGATGGATCGTTTCAATATCCCCGTGCGTCTTGGCACGTTCGCCTTAACCGCTTTGACAAACGGAGCCCCACCGGCCCGCACCGCTTTCCGAACGATCGACTTGCGGGCTCTGCGTGGCAATGCTTCCAACCGCTTCACGGTTTCGGCAACGCCTTCAAGTTTGATCGTGGCTATGGTCACGCGATATCCTCTTTGCAGAGCAACTCGATATCACGGTTCATTAATTCGGGATCGACAACGCTGCCGACGTACAGCGTCTTTGTCCCCACCGTGAGATAGTCCTTTGGCTTGATCGGTGTATCAGGGTCCGCCCACATCTTCACGCTGTAGGATGCCTCTGCGAATATCTTTCGAGCCCGTACCAACTCCAAGCCGGATAGCTGCTGTACCTCAATCGGCACGTCAGCCAGTAGCGTTGTCGCCGTCCCGGTTATCTGCCCGCGGCTGTCAACCGATGTCGATGGTCTGTAAATCGTGGCAACGTGGCGGTATGTCATGCTGTCACCCCGTACGCGCCGAACTTCATCCCGCAGTGCAAACGCTTGGCTATCGACGTAACGGCAGGCGGAATACCGACGGCGATTAGAATGTTAGTTGCGCCGCCGCCTCGATTCCTCCACCAATGATCGAACAACAACAGCACCCCATGCCGTGCCAATACAGGCAAGCTGTCCATTGTCGCACCGTAGCCGGCAACATAGGTCACAGTCACGGCCTCCGGTTCTTCTGGATGCGTCGTTGGCCATGATCCGTTGTAAGCAAGCCAGATGCCGCCAGGGTTACTCTTTGTCCGCACTAGGTAGCTTGACGCTCCGAGTGTTTGCGATGCTCCGTCAGCGTCCACATAGGCAACCGATGTAACCGAAATCAACGGCGGCCTAGGAAGTATGATCGGCTCATCACCCAACGGGAAAGCTGATAGCGTCATTTGCCACGTCTGCGTAATGAATGCTCTACGTGTCTCCTGCTCGAACCACTCAATACACGCCGCCAGCATCGTTGCGATCTGCGAATCGTAGGCGGTCACGGCGGCTGCGATGCCTACCTGTGCTTTCGCTTCCGATACAGTCACCGCGTCAACGGTTGGATCTACTGTGCGAACTAGGCCCATCACTGGCCCTTTCTCGGTCGCCCGCGTTTCTTCGGCGGCTGGTCTTCTGTCAGTTCGTCAGATTCGATTCGTTCCAGCGATACCGCCGCATTGGCCTGTATCAACTGCATGGCCGTAGGCGTCGGCAAGTCAAGTTCGTCGCCAGGCCGAAAGGACAGATTAGGCCCCGCCGCCCTGGTAAGTGTGCGAATCCTCACGGATCACCCCCACCAGATTTCTAGCGTCCCGGTTTTCGTGTCGCCGCCCTGAGCCACTACGGCCTTGATACGCTCGTTGGCCGCGTGGTAGTAATCGGCCTGCACCCGCGTACCGTCGTAGGTCAACGCCGTGCCTGTGCTGTCATGAGTGGCAACCCGCGGCTGTACTGTCGCATTGGCTGCGGCATTCGTGACCGCCCACAATTGGACTGCCGAATCCTCGCCTGTTACCGTCACGTCTGCGGCTCCACTGGTAAGCGTGCCGAGCGTGAACTTGATGGCGAACACACGGCCATTTATTACCGTGCTGTAGACCGTCGCGGTTCCATCCGCGGCGGTCGTAAGCGTTACCGTCTGCTTCTGGACAAACATCAATCGAACTCCGCAACAGGGACGGCGGGGATATAGTAACGTGTGCCATTAACAAGAACCGCAATTCCAACGCTTCCCGTCGGGAGTTCTGCAAGGCTAACAGTCGAAATCATCTTGGTGGTATCCGCTGCGGATGTACCGTCGAATGCGATGGCGTTGACGCAAGTAGCGGCAGCCGTCGCATTGCCAGCGGCCTGGACAGAAAGAACGGCGTGCTTTGTTGCCGCGGCGATCGTCGCGTTCTCATCAAAGTACATCTCCGCTTGGGCGCCGTAGTAGGTGCCGTTGGCCGGGACGATACCCTGGACGTACAACTGATTTCGACAACCGACGCCCTGCCCTGTGACGTAGCCCGTTGCATCGCACTGCAAAGAGAAGTGCGCACCGTGGGCACTGGCCGCCGCTGCCGTCAGGTCAGTGAACGCCCGCAAGCACTCACCACTCCCGCCGGCGCCGCCGATGTCGAATCGGAAATACCCCAGCCGGTTGTCTCCGCTGGTCGCGGTATTCTTTGCGCGGATCTCAACAAACTTCGCATCGGCTGTGCTGCTTGCCGCTGGAGCCGCGGACGTACCGACGCCCATCAACAGGCCGCTGGCACTTGCCGCGGCAGAACCAAGGCGAGCCAACCCGATCTTGCTATTGGCGTCCGCTGTTACCGCCTTTGATGCCTGGACTACTCCGAGCGTTGTCACGTCGCAATAATTCAATTCGGTAGCCGTTGCCGTCAATCCGTTGAGTAGATCCAACTCGCCGGCGATGTCGTTTTCGTTGCTGTCGTAAACAGCCCCGCCGTTAAGATGCAGCGAGCCGTCTTGAGCCATGTAAACTCGGCTTGCGTGATGTCCTGCTTCTGCCGTCATGTTTTGTTACCTCATATCGAAAGACATAAACCCGGCGGCTGGCCGTGGATTCCAGCCGCCGGGGACACGGGGAGAAGAGGCTACGCTGTGCCTTCTGCTGGCGACTCATGGACCTCGGCAGTCACGCCGGAGCCTTGAGTAATCGGAACGGTGCGAGCGTTGTACTGGATGTACTCAGCCGAAGCTACCACCGCGTTTTGCGTCGCGCGGTCAACGTAGATCCGAACGTAACGCTCACGAGGCTTGACAAGATCAAGCACGAAGATTTGATCGTCGTCATCGTCGGCAATCGTAATGCTGGTGCCTGTCAGGTCAGCCGCATCCGATACCGAAGAATCAGTACCTGACTGCCACTTGACAGACGTAACCGCACTTCCGGTGATTGCGCCCATGCGGACGATGGCCATAACGGAATCGAATCCGCTCATGTCGATGACGGTGCCTTCGATGTCCGTGGTTCCCGCAACGCCAGCAGTCGGCGTGATTGCCGAACTGATCTTGGTTTCCTGAGAAAGGTTTTTGTTGATCATTGCTTAGATTCTCCTGCAATGAGAGTAGTTAAAATCAGGCCAACTTGACGCGAACGAACGCTTCTTCAAGCGTCGGCATCCCGTCAGTTTTCAGCCGGGCGATGTACCCGATTTGGTTCGTGGCCGCGTACAACTCGGTAAGCACTTGGATCTCGATATCCAAGGCGTCGGCGATCTCGTAATAACGCCACGTCGCCAGCAGGCCGACGTACAGGCCAGTCGTGAACGTGTTGGGCACCCGCTCCGATTCGTCGATCGGCAACCCAAGCAGCATGTCCGGCTCGCCTTCGCGGATGCCAGGCAGCCACATGTAGCGGCCTTCACCGTCTTTCAGCTTGGCCAACTGCTTCACCGCGTCACGATGAAACAGCCAACGAGCGCCGGCTCGGCGGTACTGCGACTTGAGCGCGTACTTGGCTTCGATCAGTCCGTCAGCCGTGATAGCCGTGGTCGTGTTGCCTGTGCTCACGTCTCGGCTGGTACTAATACCATCGTCGCTCGCGGTAAACACGCCCAACGGTTGCTGCGATCCATTGCCGGTCAGGTAGCCGTCTTCGAGCAATTCTGCTGCGTCAACAGCCAATTCCTCGCGTACGATCTGGTCGGCACTCATGGTCGAGCGTCGGACAAAATCACGGGACACTTTCAGAAGCCCGGTCGCGGCGTGCGGCGTCAACACCTTTTTGCCAAAGGCGAGGGTGCTGTCTTCCGTGCTGACCGCCAATTCACTGGACCATGCGAACGTCGCAGCCCGTGCGGTGCGTTTACGGATGCCAAGGCTGTCAGCCTCGCGCACCGTGTGCGTCCGTGCGTACTGGCGGATGTACAACAGGTCGTCAACTTCTTTGAGAAGATCCGAAGCAAACTGTTCGGAAGCGATCAGGTAGCCGGCTTTGTCCGCGTCATCGGATCGCAGGGCAGCCATCTGGTCAGGGTTCAATCCGCGGGCGCCGTCCCGAAGGTACTTGTCCCATGCCGACTCGTATTCTTCCGTTCCGCGCTTGCCGGCAGGAACCGAGAGGTAGGACAGATCGCCGCCGCGTCGATTGCGGTCGCGCACCTCGATCATTCGGGGATCTTGCTTGTCGCGTCCCAATCCGGCCAGAGGATGCTCCGGCGGAATCGGCCCTTCGGGAATTCCGGCTCCAGCCGCGGCTTGTGCGGCCCGCCTCTCGAGCGCCGCCTTGATCGTACTGGCGTCCTCGATCATCGCCGAGTGCTGAGCCTCGCGGTCGTCGGTCCAGTCGTCTTCATGCTGGGAAAGCAGGTCGCGTGCCTGCGTCAGAATAGCCGCTCGCTCTTCGCGTAGCTGCTTATCGCTTTTGCCTTTGATGGTGATAGGCATGTTTTGTTGCTCCTGGTAATGCGCCGGGAGCAACAAACAAGGCGATGCTCGCCGGCAACGTGAAAGAATCACATTGCTGGTAAGCATCGCCTTGGTTTGACTCAGCGATCTTAACCCCACACGACAAGCCGTTGATTTGACTCTGGCGTTATCGGGTGCTGGTTCAGTTGTCAGCCCTTACAATAAACCGATTCGGTTTCCTTTGTCAAGCCTCTTCCTGCAAAAGTTTTGCCGCTGCAACTCTAGCCCGACTGGATGACCGGCTACGATTGAGCCTTGATACCTCGTCATCAAGCACTTCCTGCAACGTGGCTATCTGGTCAATCATACCTACCGCCTTGGCTTCCTCCGGGCTCATCATGTCGCCCTGCCCGAAGTCGCTCTTGACCTTCGCCTGCTTGGTTCCTCGGTTGCGAGCTACTGCCTTTGTGAATCGCTCATAGGCTTGCTCGTTGCGTTGCACCATAATTTCAAGCATCTCTTCGGTCATAGGCTCAACGCCTGAGAACAACGCCTTTCTTTGCGGAGTCCGGACGATGGTACGCTTCACGCCTTGGCCAGACTCAAATTCGGACTCGTCAACGTACTGAGAAATCACGCCAATTGATCCGTACTCGCCGCCTTTCGTCACTACCACTTGCCCGGCGGCTGATCCGATCCACACCGCCGCGGAAGCCGCGTAGCTGTTGGCGTGCTGGATGATACGTGTCTGGCCGGCTTGACGGATTGAGTAGATCAAATCGCTTGCTTCCTCGACGCCATAGATACCGCCGCCAGGACTGGCAGTTTCAAGGACGATGGAACCGACGGAACTATCAGCGTCTAGCTTGCGGATCGTCCGTGCTAGATCCTCGGTTGACACTCCGCCGCTGAAGTCTGTCATCATCCCAGCGTGCTGGGTAATTGTCCCGAAGATCGGCACTACTGCCACGTACTGATTATTTGCTCGCTGCTTGCCAGCCGCTGCCTCGATCTCCAACCGTTCACCTGCGAGGCTCAACAGGTACGGCTCCGGTTGCGTGATCTTGCCTATCACAGCTTCAATCTCCACTTGGGATAACC